ACATCGAGAAGATGGAGCGCCTCCTGGCCATGCATGAGCGCATGCAGGCCAAGACAGCGGAAGCCGCCTTCAACGCCGGCATGGCGCAGATGCAATGCGAGATCCCGACCGTGTTCGAAGCGGCGGTGAATCTGCACACCGGCAACGCCTACGCCACGCTCGACGACATCACCCGGGTGGTCAAGCCGATCATGCAGCGGCACGGCTTCGCGATCACTTTCAAGGTGGAGAACCAGGACAAGTCGATCAGCGTCACCGGCATCCTGATGCACCGAGAAGGCCACCGCGAGCAGACAACCATGACCCTGCCGGCCGACATCGGCAAAGGGCGGAACGATGTTCAAGCGGTTGGGTCATCCACCACCTACGGCAAGCGCTACGTGATGTGCGCCTTGCTGAACATCACAACCGGCGACGTCAGGGACGACGATGCGCAATCGTCGGATGGCTCCGATACGGCGGAAATGCGGGCCCAGGCGCTAAACGACATCCTTGCCAAAGTCGAAGCGGCCGCCACGCCGGATGAGCTCAAGGATGTATGGCAGGCATCCGTGAAGGTCATGCAGGCGAGCGGTGACAAAGCCGGATACGACGCGGTGAAGATCGCCGTGACTAAGCGGAAAACTGCAATGGAGACTCCCCAATGATCATCGTCAATTGCGCCCAGGGCTCCGCAGAGTGGCACGCAGCGCGTGCAGGCGTCATTACCGCCAGTATGTTTGGCGACGCCCGGGCCCGGCTGAAATCTGGTCCGAACAAAGGCGAGCCCACCGCTAAAGCTCTCGACTACGCATTCAGGCTGGCAGTCGAGCGGATCAGCGGAAAACCGCTGGATAACGGGTTCGAGACCTGGCAAATGAGGCGAGGCCACGAACTCGAACCCGAAGCTCGTATGGAGCATGAAATTCAAACGGGCTTGATCGTCACTCAAGTCGGCCTGGTCAAGACTGACGACGGCGCGTTTGGCGCCAGCGCGGACGGTTTCATCGGCGAGGATGGCGGCAGCGAGTACAAGTGCTTTCTAGCACCCGAGAAGCTGCGGTCCTTCCATATCGACAACGATGCCAGCGAGATCATGGACCAAGTCCAAGGCTGTATGTGGATCACGGGCAGGAAGTGGTGGCACATCGGCCTCTATTGCCCGGATCTGCGCCCCGTCGGCCGCCAGCTCTGGTGGCAGGAATTCAAACGTGACGACAACTACATCGAGAAGCTGGAGGAAGACCTCTGGCAGTTCAAGCTGCTCGTTGACGAATACGAGGTCAAGCTGAGGAGCAAAGCAGCATGAGAGGCGTCAACAAAGTCATCCTGGTAGGCACCTGCGGCCAGGACCCCGAGGTCCGCTACCTGCCCAACGGCAACGCGGTCACCAATCTAAGCCTGGCCACAAGCGAATCGTGGAACGACAGGCAGACCGGCCAGAGGGTCGAGAAGACCGAATGGCACCGCGTGGTGCTGTTCGGCAAGGTCGCTGAGATTGCCGGCGAGTACCTGCGCAAAGGCTCCCAGTGCTACATCGAGGGCAAGCTGAAAACCCGCGAATGGGAGAAAGACGGGATCAAGCGCTACGCCACAGAGGTGCACGTCGACATCAACGGCACCCTGCAGTTGCTCGGGGGGCGGCCTGACAACCAGGGCGGCGGCCAGCAGCAACAGCAACAACGCCAGCCTCAGCAGCAACGACAGCAACAACGTCAGCAGCCGCAGCGCCAGCAGTACCAACAGCCGCGCCAGGCGCCGCAGCAACAGAACCAGCAAGCAGGGTATGGGCCGGACCCCGAAAGCTTCGACGACGATATCCCGTTCGCCCCGCTCCACCACCTGGCGGGCGCATGATCGCCACCCTGTCTCAGCCTGTGCCCGCCGTGAAGTACGCGGCGGCCATGGCCAGATCCACTGGTCAGCCTTGGGGCATATACCGAGGAAACAAGCGTCTACTGGTGGTTATGCCGTCTGGCTCGACGAAGAAAACGCCCATTGAGGTGTGCCACCCATGAGACGCATTCACAAGCTCACGCAGCAGCGTCGCCGCCAGCTGCACATACACATCCCGCCCAGCGGATTGAAGGAGATGCCGTATGGCGATGACGCCGCAAGAGCGCGACAAGCGACGGCGCGAGAAGGCCGAGCGATTGCAGGAAGAAGACCTGCGCTTGAAGGTTCGACCAGGGACTAAACAGGCCCTGCTGGAACTGATGGAGTGGGCCGGGATCGAGGAACAGGGCGAGGCGATGACGCTGATGATTCATCACATCGAAGCGCTGGGGCATCACGCGCTTTTCCGGATCGCGCGCCACGAAATCGAGGGTCACAGATCTGTGGTGCGGCCCGAGCCGCTGCGGCTATCAGCCAGGAAGCGAACGGGCCAACACCTACGAGCGATCTGCGGCTGGGCGGACGCAACCTACAGCCAGATGATCGAGGCGCTGATCCACGGCATTCATGCACTGGGCAGGCTGCATGCAGCGAAGTTTCTCACCCCGCCGCGGCACGAGATCAGCATATCGCCCCGCCTGGCCCTCGCCTTCGACCGGAAGAGCATGCTGATGATTCAGCAAGATCCAGGGGATGAGCTGATCGCCCCTATGGGCGCTCGTGATTGCCAAGTCGGTCTTCCCGAAGAGTGTCCGCGGCAGCTTTCAAGGCAGTCCGAATATCATCTCCTGTGAATTCGTGATCACACCCTCGACATCTACCCCCCCACGACGTCTCCAAAGGTCCTAGCGCTCGAATCGGAAAGGTCAAATGGTGATTTTCCGCATCGCGGGCAACTAATCAAAAAACTGTCAAGCCGGTCGATCCTTCTCATGGTCTGCCGCCCTGTTAACTTCGATGCATGAAGCATCCTAGCAGCTCACACAAATCCGGGCCCTCACCCTGCCGAATCTAGCCCAATTCTGGGCGTGCAATGGCCCAAGGCTGGCCTAGCTGATGGACTCAAGGAACACCCATGACCCCACAATCGTAAGCACCACCACAGCTACTAGCACGAAGACCATGTAGCGAAAATCGTCCTGGGTCATTACAGCATTCCCCCAATTTTCTAGTGTTTTAGGGGGTGCAGCAACTCTCATACCAATCTGCACCGCATCCGGCCACGGAGGGCGGCGCATGCATGGAGAAAGCCATGAGCTACTTCTACAAGACTGAATCGCCGAAGGTGCTGGCCGCGGTGCGCGCCTGGGACGAGAAGAAGGCCGCTTGGAACGCCCAGCGCGAGAAACTGGGCCAGGCCTTCGGAGCCGATGCATCGCCCATGTATAGCGGCTCCCGCAACTACGTCGGCGGCATCAAGCTCAGCGCCAGCCGCGACCTTGATGTGCATTGGTGCCGCCCTGACGAATACGGCTACCGCTCGCTGCGCCGGGCGCCCAAGCATGCCAAGGGCACGGACAAAGAGGTGCGCGCTGCCGAGAAGACTGAGCACCAACGCCTCGAAGATCTATGGAAGGCACATTGCCCGGACGATATCGACCGGGACGAAATGTGGGAGTCCATCGGCGTCGAGCGCGGCGGCATCTGGCTCAGTGGTGGGGTGTGCTTCATCTACGGAGAAACGGTTTACCTGAACCTGGGTAGCAAGGCTGCTGACGGCGATGTCGACGGTCTGGTTGAGATTGTCAGCAGCGAGTACGAAACAGCCCGCCAGCGCATTCTCAACGCACGGAAAACTGCCTGAACTTACGGTGCTGACTGACAGCATCAGTCGACTGAGCGAGCGTCAACACAAGATTCAACGCACGCAACAATCGCCGTAAAGCTACCGGTGAAGCTGTGCCGAAGCTCTCTCGGCATGTCGTAGGAAAAGTGGATCAACCAGGAACCGTCGCCCAGCAGCACGGCGTCTTGACGGTACTTATCAACCTGGTCCTCACCAATTCCGACAACTGCTGCGATTTCCTGGTTCGTTGGCTCGCGGTCCATAGGGGATTTAACTCGGTGGGCTGGTATTACAACCAATAACCCAAATGACATCAAATTGCCACCACTAGGCACAACCCCGGCCAGGCCGGCGCATGCATGGAGAAAGCCATGAGCAACAACTGCGACTACGTACGCCGCCACTATAAGGTGCCAGCCGAGATCGGGCGCCGGGTGATCGCCAACGGCGAGCCAGGCGTCATAATGGCCGACCGTGGCCACTACATTGGCGTGATCCTCGACATCGACCCGAAGAAGCGCATCCGCAACTACCACCCGACCTGGGAAATGCAGTACGGCGAGATGGCCGAGAAGCTGCCCCTGAAGCGCTACCAGGTCCTAGTGGCCGGATGGGACTGGTGCGACATCACCAATCGAACCATCGTCGATGTCTTCGCCAGCACGCCCTCGCAGGCCAAGTACAAGGCCTACGAACGGTGCGAGTACCACGACATCGAGTGCATGTTCGGCTTCAAGGTCCGCAGGGCCTGAACCTACCGCGCTGCCCGCCAGCGCCTTCCCCTATTCAACGATAACGCCTCCCCGGCGAGGATCGCCCATGCCTGCACAATACCGATCGATCAACATCTACAGGCACACCTTCGCCGCCAAATGCCCAAGCGACGGCGAGATGATCGTCTACAGCCTTGAGATACGAAGCCCGAAGATGATCCTCGTAGAGCACATCAAAACGGCGACTGCCTTGATCAAAGAGGGCTTTCAAGAGCAGATTGCCGACGCTCTCATCGATCGATTCTGCTGTGAGGTGGCGGTCAAGGCGGTGCACCAAGGGGTATCAATTGAATCTCTGAGGCTCATTGAATGATCCATTACCACGGCACGCCTATCGGCGGCTCACGGCAAGACGCGGCGCGACTGCTGGCCGGTCGGCACGCCTTGGTCCCTTTCCCGCGCCAGGACGACATGGGCATCGTCGCAGAGGCCTGCCAGTCCTTCGTCTTCGACAACGGCGCGTTCACCGTATGGAAGAAAGGCGGCAAGGTCGATGTCGAGGGCTACACCCGCTGGGTGGATGACTGGCACCGGCACCCCGGCTTCGACTGGGCCTTGATCCCCGACGTGATCGACGGGGACGATGAAGCCAACGATCGGCTGCTCGAGCAATGGCCTGGTCATTTGCCCGGCGTTCCGGTCTGGCACATGCATGAGTCGATCGAGCGCCTGCGGCGCCTGGCCAAGTCCTGGCGAATGGTCGCCTTGGGCAGCTCAGGCCAGTGGCGCTCGCCAGGCACCGCCTCGTGGTGGAAGCGCATGGGCGCCGCAATGGACGCCATATGCGATGACCAGGGCCGGCCAGTCTGCCGCTTGCATGGCCTGCGAATGCTTGACCCGGCAATCTTCCAGAGCCTTCCGCTCGCATCGGCTGATAGCACGAACGCCGCAGTGAACGGCGGCAGCATAAGCCGCTTCGGCATGTACACACCGCCGTCGGCCGGCCAGCGCGCCAGCGTGATCGCCGACCGAATTGAAGCACACACCAGCTCCCCCATTTGGCAACGCGAGAGTCAGACAGAACTGGCCTTGTGACCGACAGAGGTATCCCCATGCCCACAGAAAACCGATCCAGCAACACCGAGATGGTCAGCGTGCCGCCATACATTGGCCTGGAGCCGCTGGTTGGACGTTACTACCCAGCCAAATGCCGACGTTGCGGTTGGGTTGGCAGCTCCGAAGAGCTGACCGAGGACGATGCTCAATGCACGCGCCACGTTGGTGACCGCCTGTGCCTGGGCGACTGCGACGAACTTGAGCGCCATGATCTGCTGAACATCATCCAGGCCATGGCCCGGCCAGCCCCGCAGCCCCACCCAGAGCCTATAGCCTGGATGGTTGGTACTGCCTTCTGGTGGACTAAAGAAGATGCAGAGCGGGATGCAGCAGAGACTGGGCTGCCCGTGATTCCGGTTGGGCCAATGACCGGTGCAGGCGATATCGGGCTCGCCCGCGAGATGCTCCGCAGGGCCTTGCGCCGCGAGGATAAGTGGGCGCTTCTCTGCAGTGGTCGCAGCAAACAAACCGCCGAGCTTCGCGCCAGGCTGGCTGAGCTGCCTGAGATCCTGATCTCCGCCATTGAGCGAGAGCAGGAACGCTGCTCGCAAGAAGACTACCTGATGGACTCCGACGATTGCATCAAGGCCATCCGCGAGGCCTTGGCCGACAGCGGCGTGCCGGTTCCGAAGGATCAACCTTACCAGGGCATCCCCGGAACATCCTTCCAGCGGCTGAACGCTTTAGCCAATCAGGGCGAATAAGCCTCGGACCGCCAAGAGCACATTTGTACTCCTGGCTCTGTAACCCTCTATTTCGAGGCGGCAGCAAGGTCGTCGGCAGGGGCGCCTTCAGTGGCAATTTGGCGGGCACGGCTCACGCCCCAGACCAGGGCTCTGGTCATCGACTCCCCAGGGCGAGAATCGAAAGCCTCCTCATGGATAGCCGCCCCTTTCGGAGCGTATACACCGATGAACATCTGCGTGCTGCCCGTACGGGACAGCCTCACCTGAACGTCGATAAATGTCCCATCTTCGAGAATCTCGTTATGGGTACGATGGTGAAGCGTTGAATCGGCCCAGCCCCAATATGCCGGCCCTCGAATTCTCATAACTCCTCCATGCTCGCCGTTATGTCTATAGGTCGTGGGGTACAACATAGCGAACCTAACCATATAGACAACTAAAACGACCGAAACTGAGAACTCGTTCCGACAATTGGACAAAAGCTGTACAAATTTACGATTTTGTATAATTTTTCGCCGAAGTTCTTAAACATCGTTTCGAACAGTCGCTGCAAAATCGGTCCACTCTTGAAACGCTTTACGCTGAGCTTCGAGATCCTTCTCCCAGCAAATTTTACCCGCGTCGCTATAGGCCACTCGATTCATCAATTCAGCAGTCGATTTATCGAGCTCCTTCAGCAACTGATAAGCACGATATCTCTGGTCGGCGTTCAACATTTTGTTTTCTCTCGCGGCGCTCGCTGCTCACTTTCCGGTAAATAGGGCTTGCTAGCCCTCTGCCATCTAGACCCCTCAGCACCCAATTTTATTCCCAGCAAACGCTGAAATCAGCAGCGTAAGGAGCAGTCATGCCTGAAGAAATGAGGCTAATTCAACGTGTGGCCGTCGAGCGAGGCAAAGACAGCCAGGCGGCGCAGCCATGACCCGCCTCGCCCTCTGCCTCCTGCTGCTGGCCACCGGCGCCAGCGCAGCACCTCAGCCACAAGAGAACGTCATCGACGTGCAGCACGACAGCCAGCGCGGCGTCACCTGCTACCTGCTCAACGGGGTCGGCATCAGCTGCATCCCCGACAGCCACCTGCAGACCGGCAACCAGCGCCAGCTCTCCCCGCACGAAACACAACCCGAAC